TGATTGAGCAGGAGATATTCTGTAACATATTTCTTTGTAGCAATTCCACTCATGGTTATTCTCATAAGAAACTAGCTCCCTTGCTCTATCAATATTTATTTGCATGTTATTCCTAGTTTTAGTTTCAACATTATATTTGTTAAAAAACTTAGGAGGCATAAACTGCATTAAATACCAACCTGATAATAATTTAGAACCAACACCTAAACATTTTATTTTCATTGCATCCTCAGACATTTCATCAAGCCACTCTGGAGGAAACTCTTTGAGTTGCATTTGCTTTGCAATTTCATCTTGAAAATTTGGTGTGTGATTTCTAATTACTGCACACATGCTTGTTGTATAAAATTTATTGATAAAAGCTTTATTAAAAGCATCTGCATCAAAAGATTTACTTGGGTCTTTCTTTGTCCTCTCATCAATAAAATACCATGATTCGTACAAGTTATAATTATCTCCAATAGGGTCAGTAAAGTTTTTGATGTGATAGCCAAGCTTATCAGGATAATCATTAATATTAGATGGATACTCTCTATCAGGCTTACCCTCCCAATATTTTTTTACATATTCCTGCCTAGCTAATTCATCCCATTCAATCCAAACATTATCAAATGGCATATGTAAATTATCTAACATCTCCAACATAACTGATGGTTTTTGAGTTGAAATCTCATAAGCCTTTTCAACTATTGAATTAGTAATAACAAACTTCTTGGCATTAATTAGCTCAAGTTGCTTTTCTCTAATCTTGGCATCTGCAATAGACCCTCCTTGATAGAGGGCTATTGCTCTTTTAGGTTGAGATAATCCTGAGATTATCTCTGAACATAATATTGGTTTAGCCATGATGACCTCCATGAATTTCATTCCAATTATCTTCAATTAAATAATCAAGACCTGCAGTATTCCATCCATATTCTTTAGTGCATACATCTTCTGCTTTTTCTATGGCTTCCTCTACAGTCTCAGCATCTTTAACAATTTCATCAACTTTGTTTAAAAATTGTTTCTCAAGAAAATCTTTGTAAGCTTGACCACCCATTATTTACCTCCTTTTAAAGTTTCACATAATTCTTGAATGTGCATTGGTGCAGTTTTTTCAAAATCAATAACTTGTTTATTTTTTTCAGTTATCATTTTGTTAACTGCTAAAAGTGCCATTTGAATTTTCTCATCAATGGCTCTTGGGTTTGTAAGGATACTTGTATTATCAAGATGTTTTTTAACATCCTGTAACTTTTCTATATCGTTTATTAAATCATTCATAATTTTCTCCCACGAAAAAGTTTTATATATATAAATATATAGTTACACAATTCGTGAAGTCAAATTATTTTTTTATGTTTATAAATTTTTCTATAAAAAAGTGGTCAGTATTCTCAAAATTTTTGACTATATGTTTTTCTGCTTGTCGTTTTGTTTTAAAAAGCATAGGCAATCCATCTTCATTTTCTAGTATTGATTCTGCTTCATATCCTCTTCTGCTATCAACAACAAACAGATAGGTAAGTCTTTTAATAACGAAGGGCATTATATTTTCATTGCACGAAAATTTGCATTCTGGGTTCTCCAGATTTCTATTTTAGCTAAAGCTGTTTCTCTAAAAAATTGATTCTTGTAATGCTTTTCTGATGCAATTTTAACTGCTTTTAAATGTTTGATATAATCTTCATGTGCCTCAGCTTCTCTGGTTTGTGCTGATATAGGCAGGTCACTATACTTTTGCATAAGTTTAGCCCTGAGTGGCTTTGTATAGGCATTTAAATAATCTAAATTAGCTCTATCTTTTGCACATTCAACTGCACTCTTTTGTAACCAATCCATAGCTTTATGAATATCATCTTCATTAACTATCTCCATCAGGCTCTCCATAATTAAAATTGTGCCAAAACATTTGAGAAACACCACGACCATAATTCTCTGGTAAATTAAATAAAGTCCAGAACTTATCTTCATTACCATATTTATCATGTAAAAGTGCGTGATGTTTGTAACATAATGGCACACAGTTATTGTCACTAGCTCTCATGCCCATACCTCTAAATCCATCCCAAGGTTTAAGAAGGTGATGTGCTTGAACACCACCTCCACAACTTGATGAAACTACATCTGAAGAATGAGACATGAGACAACAATTATGTTTTGCAACATATTCCATAAATGGTTTGTTACTAGCTTGCTTCTTCTTGGATTTCTTCATGTCTTTGTTTTAACATGTAACAAGCAAAAGTTTTGTTACCAAATGTTACAAACTCTGTAACAATATCCATGCCCTCTTGTCTTAGCCTATGAATTACTGCACTAAGCCTAAAACAACCAAAAACATTCAAAGCATATAGAGGTGTAATTAAATTCAATCCCTCTAAATGTCTTTTTATGTTTTCATCTTGTGTAAGATTTTTTGCTTCAGGTGGAGCATCAGACTTACTACTGCTTGAGTGTGATTTAACATCCTTTAAAATTATATCTTTAATTTGCATCTATTCCTCCTTAAAATGGTATTTCATCACTATCTAAATCTGATGTATCAATATCATTGTAGACACCTTTATCAGATGGAGTGTATTTCTTTTCGTTATTATCAGGTTGAGCACTATCAAAAGCTCTTACTTTTAGGCTAGTGTATTTATTTTTTTCTTCACCATTGCCATATTCTTCTTTCCAAGCTGAAATAGTATACCCACCTTTATCAACAATTTGGTTAACTACACCTTTGGCATCTGGGTCTTTTTCTCCAGATTTTAGGTTATTCTTTTTGATTGTACCTATCTCACGATAAATACCAACCATAGGTTCTCCATCTTTGTTAAACCTAGATATACCCACGATTCGCATCTCATTGCCATCAATGTTTAGCTTGCCTTGTTGTATAAGATTAAACTCTGGCTTACCATCTTTTTTCTTGGGTATTGCCCACAAAACACCACTATTGGTATTATTATATGTTTTACTTCTGTCCATTTGAGCCTTCCTTTCCACTAGCTAAATTACCATCATCATCCTGCCCTAAGCCGTATATTGCTTGTAGACCATATCTTTTGGCATAAGTGACTGCAGAACCCATCTTCTGTGGGTCATCCTTGTCAGAGCCTTTTATAAGAACAGGAACTCTACATTCAACTTCACCAAGAAGAACATGATTTACTACAGTTCTTACCCATATATCTCTTTCAAGAACTTGAGCAGTTGTAATTGACTTAGTTCCATCTTTCATAATGTCTTCTCTTGATTTAGTAACAAGATGAGTTTCAAACTCAACAAATTGATTAAACTTTAAACCAAATTGTGTTCCTTGATTTACTGCATTTATTATTGAAGTTAAATCAGCATAGGTAGATTTAAAGTATGTATTTTTAGTATCTTTCAATGCTGTGATATTTAAATTTTGAAACGCATTAAAGGCTTCAGTAATATTTTTTGGCATATCTACTGGTGTGCCTTCATCTATTATAGTTTGGTTAGTAACCACCTTTTCTTCGTTCATAATATTCCTTTCCATGCTTGAACTTTATCTTTTACTTCGTTAATCATTTCTTCTGACCACTTCCAATCATCTACATCAGGCAAAACCATGGAAGCTAATTCTTCTTTATCACTACTGATAGATAAGAATTTCATTATACCCATAGCAATGTGTTTTACTTGCTTCTGGTAAATCTCTATATCTTGTTTAGTTATTTCAAATATTTTGTGTTCTTTTGGACTAGCATAAAATACTTCTGACTTTTTATCTTTGTAATGCATTGCATAAATAGATAGTTGTCTCTTATTTGATGCTGAAGCTTTACTTGGCATTCGTGCTGTTGTTTTTAAATCTACAACTGTATCAGCAAAAACAAAGTCAATATAACCTATGATTGGTATTGGCAGGTCTTCTAATTGTATCTCAACCTTTTCCTGATAAGCTTCTAAATTTTCATACTTAAAGTTTCTATTTACAACTGAACCATAATTTTTGAGTTCAATATTTTCTTTGTGTCTTTTGGCATCACCAAAATCAACACCACCAAAATTACAAAGTTCATTAAATTTACTTTCAGCTACATCTTGGTCATAGATACCATCATAGTATCTTTGAGCTAAAGCATGTTCTATTGATGTGCCTCTATGCATTGAAGCTGACGAATCGCCACTTATCTTAAATAATTTTTCTGCAATGTATTTAGATGGGCTTTGTATCCATGTTGACATGGAACTATGTGAAAGCCAAAAAATATCGTGATTAAAAAATGGATTGTTACTTTTCATTCTTCGTTCTTCTTTCTTCTTAATGATAACCTGAGAGATTAGTTACTTCTCTCAGGTTACCTGAGTAAGTAGCTAAACAAACTTTCACAACTTAATCTACTCATATTGCCTAGCTACTTGGCTACAATCTTACCTTGCATTAACATTTAATGATAAAAATTAATATGTCAACACAAAAAGTGTTTACAACTAAAAAAAATTATTTTATATGTTATTGCATGAGATTAAAACAATTTATAAAATCAAATGGATTTAATTCAAAAACTTTTGCTAATGCTATAGGCATCAAGTGTAGAACTGTAGAAGCTTGGAGCAGGGGCGAAAGATTACCAAGATGGCAAGATGCCAAAAAGATTTTTGTCTTTACAGACAACAAGGTTACAGGTCAAGATTTGTATGATGAACAAATACAGAAACAAGAAACAATTTTACAAAGGGATAAAGTTCGACAGTAAAAAAGAATTACAAAGATATTTAATTTTAGAAGAGATGCAAATGAAGAAATTAATATACGATTTAGAGACACATCCTGTCTTTCCATTGTTAGTAAATGGGATTAAGATTGGCAGATATACTGCTGATTTTAAATACAAAAATGCTGATGGTGAAGAAGTAGTTGAGGATGTAAAATCAAAAATTACAAAGACCAGAGACTATATGTTGCGAAAAAAGATTTTAGCTACATACAATCCACCTATCATTATAAGTGAAATACTATGAGTTGGGTTGCACTTTCATGGGCAAGTAAACAAAAGGTTGGTAGCTCACCAAGAAAATTTGTTCTGACTGCATTGGCAAACTTTTGTGATGATGAAAATAAATGTTTTCCAAGTATAAAAACTATTATGCAGTTTACTGAATTGTCTGAGTCTACAGTTAAAAGATGCCTGAAGGATTTAGTTAATAATAATTTTATATCTATAGAAAATAGATTTGAAACATTTTTGGGTGATGCAAAAAGACAGACCAGTAATATGTATCACTTACAGGTAGGGGTTCAGACTGACACCCATGGGGTTCAGACTGATACTGGGGGTGGTGTCAGAGTGAAACCCCATGTAACCAATAATAAGAACCATATATACTGCCAAGACTTTTTAAAAGTCTGGAATGCGTATCCAAGAAAAGATGGTTCTAAGAAAAAAGCTTATGAAATATGGGTAAAAATTACTGAGAAAGATTGTATAATTATAAAAAAAGATTTGTTTAATCATGTTGAAAAATATAATAAACTTAATAAGAACAAAGACTTAAAGTTCATACCACATTTTACAACATGGCTTAATCAAAGAAGGTGGGAGACAGAGACAGAATCTCCTGAAGTTAAACCAAACTTAAATCAATTAGTGGGGTAAAGATGCAAATTAGAGAAAAACTATTACAAGAAGGTATCAGAGTTGATACTGATTATGGGCAACAAAAAGTTATTTGTCCAAAGTGTTCACACACAAGAAGAAACAAAAGAGAGCCATGTCTTTCTATAAATATAGAAAATGATTTGGCTGTATGGCATTGCCATCATTGTGAATGGAAAGGTTCTGTACATGAAAATGTTAGAGGTAATGATTATAAACCAAAACCAGTACAAGCAAAAAATGTTGTACCTTTTGTTCCAAAAGAAAGAGAGCTATCTCAAGAGGCTCATAATTGGCTGAATGGCAGAAGAATTAGTCCAACTACTTATGCCAAGATGGGTATATATTCTGCAAATGGCACACTATGTTTCCCATATTATTTAGATGGTGACATTGTAAATGTTAAGCATAGGACAAAAGAAAAAAGATTTTATCAGGAAAAAAATGCAATAAAAACTTTGTACAATGTTGATAACTTAAAAGAAATCTGGGATATGAAAAAGGTTATATTTGTTGAAGGTGAAATGGATGTTTTATCTTTGATGGAGATTGGATTTCACAATGTAGTTTCATTGCCAGATGGTGCACCTAAAACAGCCAAGTTTGATATGCATGATAAAAGATTCTCTGCGTTTGAAAAATCTCAATGGATATTTGAAGCTGAAGAGGTAGTCATAGCCACAGATAATGATGAGGCAGGAAACTCCCTTAAACTTGAGTTGTTGCACAGATTTGGCAGGGATATATGTAAAGTTGTCCATTTTCCTGAACATAATGGTAAACAACTAAAGGATGCAAATGAAGTTTTAATTGCTCTTGGTAATGATGCTTTGAGAAAATGTATACTTCAGGCAAAAGACTTTCCAATACAAGATGTTCATACAGCTAGAGAATACAAAGACCAAATACAAGATATGTATGAAGGTAATGAACAAAAAGCTATTTCAACTGGATTTGAAAAGTTGGATGCAATTTATAAAGTTATGCCTAGTACATTTAATTTAGTTACTGGAATACCTAATCATGGCAAATCAAATTTCTTAGACCAAATACTAATGAATTTAGCAGAACAACAACATTGGAAGTTTTTTGTTTTTTCACCAGAGCATTCAACAAAAAATCATTTAAGAAGATTGCTTGAGAAAAGATGTAGGAAGCCGTTTGATATTGGGGTTTATGAAAGAATAAATCAATTAGAATTAAATGCAGGTATGGACTTTCTAGATGCACATTTTAAGTTTTTAGAAACATCAGAAGACATACCAACTATTGATTATATATTACAAAAAGCTAAATCAGCTAAACAAAGATATGGTGTAAAAGGCATAGTAATTGACCCATTCAATCAGGTTTCAGCAACTAGAGATGTAGGCAAAAGAGAGGATGAACACATCAGAGATATCATTGCTAAGTGTCAAAAGTTTGCAAGAAATCATCAGGTTGTAGTTTGGATGGTAGCACATCCTCATAAGCTACATAGAAATGATGCAGGTGTTTTACCACCACCAGACCTTTATCAAGTTAGTGGTTCAGCACATTGGGCAAATATGTGTGATGTAGGATTAGTTATTCATAGAGATTTTGAGAACAACTCTACAAAAATAATTACTAGAAAAATTAGAGAGCAAGGTATTTATGGTGAAATAGGTCAATGTGAGTTTTCATTTAATTACAGGACTAGATGCTATGAGTAATGTAATTAAATATACTGTAAAAATTAAAGCACCATATAACAAATCACTTCAATGTCATAAGTGTAATGAATATGTTTGGTTTCCATTTTGGGGTTATGGATTTAAATCTAAATGTAACTGTAAAAGGCTATCAAAATATGAATAAATTATATGACAATGGATTGACTGATGAACAGCAAAAATTAGTGGATGCTAGATATGAAGAGTTGATGGCAAAGGTAAAGGAAGTAAATCCAAAAGCTTATGAACTTTTGAGACAAACTAAACCATTAGACGAAAAGATATTTGAATTAGAAGAAGAAGAACAATTAGATATGTTTGGAGGATGACATGTTGAAGAACCCAGAAAAAGAAGATTTACAAGATAAGTTATTTCCTATCCCTTATGATTGGGAAGAGGAGTGGAAGGATATGCCAGAGTATCACAACTGGCAGGAGGCTGACCCAAAAATTACAGCTACATTTAAATTTAGGAATGAAGAGGACTTTCAAAGATTCAAAAATATAATTAGTCAGTATGGATATGATGGAGCTAAAGTATTTGATGGAGAACAATCACTAACAAAAAAGCAAGCTTGGTTTCCACATAATGAACAGCCAAGATTTTATAGATATAAAAGTAAAGAACAGATGAACCCTAAGTATCCTATCTATATTGTTAGTAAGGGTAGGTACGATATAAACCCAACATCAAGAGCATTAATTAAAATGGGTGTACCATTTAGAATGGTTGTAGAGGAGCAGGAGTATGAACAGTATTGTAATCTGGTAGGCAAAGAAAATGTATTGATACTACCTAAAAGATATCAGGATGAATATGATACATTCTGGAAAGATGATGACCCCAGAGTTGGACCGGGTGGTGCTAGAAACTTTGCATGGGAACACAGCATTGAAGAAGGATTTGATTATCATTGGGTACTAGATGATAACATAGATGGTTTCAGAAGATTTAATCAGAACATGCAGATATGGTGTGAGAATGGATTTGTCTTTTCACTAACTGAGAAGTTTGTTGAAAGATATGAGAACATAGCTCAGGCAGGATTTCAGTATGATAAATTTATACCTACAAAAGATTTAAGACCACCTTATACTTTAAACACTAGGATATATAGCTGTTTACTTATTAAGAATGATATACCTTTTAGATGGAGAGGAAGATACAATGAGGATACAGATTTATCATTGAGAATATTAAAGTCTGGTCTATGCACAATACAAATGAATGCTTTTCTACAGGATAAGAAAACAACAACTAAAATGAAGGGTGGTAATACTGATGAGTTTTATGATGAAGAAGGAACTAAAAACAAATCACAAATGCTCAAAGATATGCATCCTGATTTAGTTGAGCTTTCATTTAGATTTAACAGACATCATCACTTTGTAGATTACTCACCATTTAAAAAGAATAAGCTTATTAAAAAGAAAAATATACATATAAAAGATGGTGTAAATGACCATGGGATAGAGCTAGTAAAGATATAATTTTCGTGGTATATAAAAAAGATGGAACGAATTTATTTAAAATTACATGGAATATTTAACAAAATGAGTAATTACTTTTATCAAAAATACTTAAATGAGAGAATGAAGAGAAAGTGAATTGTTGGCATTGTAACCATGAATTGATTTGGGGAGGAGACCATGACCTTGAAGATAGTGAAGAATATCTTATTGTTACAAACTTATCCTGCCCTAAATGTAATTCATATGTAGAAGTTTACTTGCCTAGAGAAAGTGTTGGAAAGTATGAAGCAATCAAATAAAAAAACTAAAAAACCATTGAAAAAAGTAGGCAGACCAAAAACAGAGCTAGATTTACATGAATTAGAAAAATTATCATCTTTGAATTGTACTATGCCAGAGATTGCACACTTCTTTGATATACCATTGAGAACACTAGAAGACAAATATACAAATGACGAAAAAGTCAGGGCAACCATAGATAGAGGTAGAGCAGATGGTAAAATCTCTCTCAGGAGACAGCAAATACAAATAATGAATGATGGCAACCCTACAATGGCTATATGGTTAGGTAAGCAGTTATTAGGGCAAACAGAGAGAACAGAGATATCTCAGGACATTAAAATTGAAGAAAGAAAGGTACTTGATTTAAGTAGACTATCAGACAATGAACTCAACACTATTGAAAGAGCACTTAAATATGCCGTCGTTGACGCAGATACAAGCAGAGAAGATGAGGAGGTCATTGAGCCTGTTCATCAAGCAAGCTTGGTCAACGATAGAGCCAAATAGATATTTTTATGATAACTGGCATATAGATGCTATATCAGACCACCTGCAAGCAGTTGTTCATGGTGATATAAAAAGATTAATTATAAATATACCACCAAGACATATGAAATCTATATCTGTTTCTGTAGCATTACCTGCATGGACTTGGACACTTGACCCCAGTAAAAAGTTTCTTTTTGCCAGTTATGCTTTGTCATTGTCAATTAGAGATAGTGTAAAGTGTAGAAGGCTAATAGAAAGCCCATGGTATAAAAGTTACTTTGGAGAGATGTTTGAACTTACATCAGACCAAAATCAAAAGCAGAGATTTGAAAATGACAAAACAGGTATCAGGCTTGCTACATCAGTAGATGGAGCACTTACTGGTGAAGGTGGTGATATTATACTGGTAGATGACCCTCATAATGTTAGAGAAGCAGAATCAGGAACAGTTAGAGAGGGTGTACTTGATTGGTGGAATCAGGCTATGCAGACAAGATTAAATGACCCAAAGAATGGTGCTTTTATAATTATAATGCAAAGAGTACATGAGAATGATTTGACAGGTCACATACTGGCGAATGAGTATGATGAATGGGAACACTTGTGTTTACCTGCAAGATATGAACCTAATCATCCTACACCTGTAAAATCTAGCTTAGGTTTTATAGACCCAAGAAAAGAAGAAGGTGAGCTTCTCTGGGCAGAGAGAATAGACGAAAAGACTTTAACTAATCTTGAAGTATCATTAGGCAGTTATGGTGCATCAGGGCAGTTACAACAAAGACCAATGCCTAAAGGTGGTGGTATATTAAAAGCTGAGTGGTGGCAACCTTGGACAGAGGATAAACTACCTATCATAGAATACTTAATACAATCTTATGATACAGCTTATTCAACAAAAGATTCATCTAGTTATTCAGCTAGAACAACATGGGGGGTTTTTAAACAAAATGGATATTATAATACAATCGTTGTTGATATGTGGTATGATAGGGTTTCATACCCTGACCTTAGACGAATAGCACAAGAGGCTTATGAAGATTATGAGCCAGATGTGGTGTTGATAGAGAAGAAAGCTAGTGGACAAAGTTTACTGCAAGATTTACGAATGGCAGGTATACCTGTGTTAGAATATATGCCAGATAGAGATAAACAAGCTAGAGCACATGCATGCTCTGCACTTTTGGAAGATGGTCGTGTTTTTTACCCTGAAGGTAAAAAGTGGGCTAAAAATTTGATAGATATATGTTCTGCCTTTCCAACTGGAGATAATGATGATATAGTTGACACATGTACTCAAGCTTGGTTAAGGTTGAGAAAAGGTTGGTTTATTACACATTCTACAGATTATGATGAAGACGAAGTCGTAGAAAGAAAGAGATTAACATTATATGGCTAATTTAGAGATTGTAAAAAGTAATGTTGAAAACTTTATTATGCCTTTTCAAATATCGCATAATCTTTGTGATGATTTAGTTAATTATTATAAAGATGCTAAATATAATAAAATTGATGCATCTAATTCTGGTTGGTCTCCAGATGTAAAACAAGGTATAGATTTAACAATATTACCAAATACAAATAATGAAATAATAAATGAGTATTTAGATTGTATAACAGATGGTTTACAAAAATATTTTAAAAAATATCCAGAAGCTAACCATTTAATGGAAATTAGTGAGCCATTTAATATTCAACATTATCCATCTGGTGGTGGTTTTAAAAAATGGCATTGTGAAAGAGATACAGAACAAACAAATCAAAGGTCTTTGGTATTTATGACTTATCTCAATGATATACCAAATGGAGGTGGTACAGAATTTAAATTTTATCCTGATTTTAAAGTTAATGCTAAAAAAGGATTATCCCTAATGTGGCCGACTGACTTTACACATACTCATAGAGGTGTTGTATCTGAATATGAAAAATACATTGTTACAGGTTGGATTAATCATGCTAGTGTTAGAACGATAAAACGAATTGCTGAACTTGAAATAGAATCATTAAGGAAGAAATATGGCTAAAGAACCCAATGTAATACCTTTTCAAGAAGGTGCTCCTGCAGATAATCTTGAAGTAGAAGAGATAGAGAATGATGATGTTCTTATAGGTGATAAATCACTAGATGATGTTGTTGAAGTTGTATCTGAACATGATAGTAATATAGCTGAAGAATTAGATGAAATAGAATCTAATAGAAAAGCACAGATGTTATTAGAGGCATTTGAAAGTGATAAAGAGGCTAGAAGTGAATGGGAAGAACGCTACAAACAAGGTTTAGAAACACTTGAGCCTGATGGTGGTTTAACAGAAGAAGAGGAGCAAAGAGCAACAAGAGGATTATCTACAGTTGTTCATCCTATGATTGCTGAGGCGGCAACTCAATTTAATGCAAAAGCTATTGCAGAACTTTACCCATCTGGAGGGCCGGTAAAAACTACAATAGTTGGTGAGCCAACAGAAGAACTAGAAGACCAAGCAAGAAGAGTTCGTGACTACATGAATTACCAGATTACTCAGGAAATGCCTGAGTATTTTCCAGATTTAGACACAATGTTGTTTCAACTACCTTTGATAGGACATGCTTTTAAAAAGGTATATTTTGACAGTAATCTTGAACGACAATGTTCACAATTTGTAAAAGCTGAAGATTTTGTTGTATCACCAGATAGCAAGGATTTACAAACTTCATCAAGATATTCACATATAATAAGGATGCCAAGAAATGATTACAACAGATATGTTGAGAGTGGTTTTTATCTACCTATAAAATATGTGGGTAGTGAAGAAGACCCTGCAGGGGATATTGGCTCAGATATTGAAGGTGTATCTACATACGAAGATACTGAATATAACGAAACAGTAACTCTCATAGAAATGCATGTTTATGAGAATTTTGATGGCATTGATGGTTATACAGATAATGAAGACAATGATGATGTTGTGGCATTCCCATATGTTGTAACAGTTGATTATGATAGCCAGAAAATAGTTGCAGTTAGAAGAAACTGGGAAGAAGAAGATGAAAAGAAACTCAGACAGGATTACTTTGTGTCTTACAGGTTCTTGCCCGGTACTGGATTTTATGGTTTTGGATTATATCATCTTATAGGTGGATTAGGTAAGGCGGCTACTGGTTCATTAAGAGCACTACTGGACAGCGCGGCTTTTGCCAATATGCAAGGTGGATTTAAATTAAAAGGTCGTGTCACAGGTGGTGAGCTACAGGTCAATCCCGGTGAGTTTGCAGACTTGGATGCTACAGTAGATGATGTAAATAAAGCTATTATGCCCTTACCATTTAAAGAGCCATCAGGTACTTTGTTTCAGTTAATGAATGCAATCGTGCAAGCAGGTCAAAGATTTGCATCTACTGCAGATTTAAATGTTGGTGATGTCAATCCAAATGCACCAGTAGGTTCAACAGTTGCTTTGATAGAACAGGGTAGTAAGTCGTTTTCTGCAATACACAAAAGATTACACTTTTCTCAAGGACAAGAGTTTAAGTTAATAGCTAAGAACAATGCTAAATTTTTACCAGAGCAATTTGAGTTTTCATTAGCAGGTGTTACCCAGTTTGTTAACTCAACAGACTTTGATTCTAAGATAGATATCATACCTGTATCTGACCCTAATGTTTTTTCAACAGCACAAAGAATTGCACAAGCACAGTCTGTTTTACAATTATCACAGGCACAACCAAATCTTTATGACCAGTACGAAGCACATAAAAGAATGCTTGAGGCAATCAGAATACCAAACATAGATGAGGTTTTAGAAAAGCCACAAGAGGCTTCTAGGATAGACCCAGTTGATGAAAACATGTCAGTTATGTATGGCAAGCCTATCAGGGCTTTTCCTGAGCAAGACCACGATTCACACATTGCTGTACATATGCAGTTTTTACAAGACCCATCTTTAGGTGGTAATCCCGGTGCTAGAAACTTACAACCAATCTTAATAGCTCACATAGCAGAGCACATTGCACTACTTTACAGACAAAGAATGCAATCTGCTATTGGTATTAACTTAGCACCATTACCAAACATAAGAGACCCTAAATTTCAGTTTGATGATATATCACCAGAGCTTGATATGCAGATATCACAGAGAGCATCAGAGGTAATTAAGCAATCACCACAGATGGAGCAGATACAAGCAATCATGCCTAATCAGCAACAGCAAGGTGGTAATCCACTAGACTTAGCAAGACAACTTGCACAGTTAGAAGCACAAATGCTACAAATGAAAACACAGCAAGAGTTGGCTATAGAAGGTGCAAAAGCAAAACAAGATATGGCTATTAAAGATGCTGAAGCCAAGCAGAAACTTGCAATAGATAATGCAAAGTTACAGCAGGATTTAGTGGCTAAAGTTAAAAAATTAGAAACAGAATTAGCAATAATTCGACAGAAAAACCTAGCGAAAGGAGTATAATATGCCGGGACATACTGACAAAAAAATGGGAAGTGGAGGTATGGACATACCTGACATTTCCAGAGAAGAACAAGTAATGAGAGACTTACCAAAAGGTGATGTAGATGTTACTGATGAAGAGTTAAAAAGACTTAATCCTAATATGGATTTCAGGACTGCTGACGAAATGGAAGCTGACAAAGCTAGAACATTACAATCAGACATGATGATGTTACAAAATCTTATGAAAAATGCCTCACCAAGAGAGGCTCAAGAACTACAGAAAATGATGGATTTTGTAGGCTCAGGATTTACTGTTCGAGAAGTATTTGACTTTCTGAAAAACTTTGACCCTAGAAGTGTTGTAAGAGAAGGCGAAATGATGGGTATGAAAGATATGGATAATCAAGCAGATGCCATGATGAATATGCCACGAAATATGGGGCAGATGCTTGACCCAAGAAGCGTTGTCAGAGAAGGTGAGATGAGAAATACTATGCAACAAGGTGCTATGGGTGCTTTAGGAGGCATAGGTGCTGTGCCAACATCTAGGATGATGGGTGATGCAACATAATGGCAGAGCCTAGCAATCCATTAACACTAGGGGAGTTTGGCACTCTAAGAGATGCTCTTCTGCAGTCTAAAAAAACTATGCAACCTTTAAGTAAACTAGGTGTAGATTTTAGACTTGGTGCAGGTGATGTGCTTATGAGTATGATGCCTTTTGGCAATTTAAGCAGTATTTCTAGTGCTGTAAGTCAACAACAAGCCAATCAACTTGCAAAAAAATTAGATGGTCAACCTACTGATAGTTTTTTAGGCACAGTATTTGGTACAGACCTGTCTGATTTTTCAAACTTAAAAGCAGATGTTGAAAAAGAATATGGTAAAAACTTTACAAGACAAAATGTAACTGAATATTTGCAAAAGAAATCACCAGACACAGAAGCACCAGACATTACTACTTTTGCTAGGGGTTTGCCTGATATACCTGAAGGTTTTGCCTTTAGAGATTTAGATATGTCAAACCCAGATGACGCAAAACAAATGAAAAGTAAAGCCAAAAGCAGATATGCAGTCACACAGCCTTTTAAAACACAAAGTTTTGCTGATACTTTTAGGGATTATCAAAATACACCCGGTTTTAGTGTGAAAGATATTCCACAAGAAGTCATTGATGCAAACTTAAAAACACCTGATGAATTTGCAGATGATAGAATTAGTCAAACAAATATAAAAAGAATGAAAGGTTTTGATAAAAACTATGCAAGGGCTGTAAGAAGAGAGCAACAAGGCGATACAGCAGATGCAAAAGGAACATTTATATGCACAGCTTTGTATGACCAAGGATTATTACCTAGAAAAATATATCTATGTGATGTAATATATGGAAAGAATATTAATTTTTATACATATAAAGGTTACATGGCATGGGGTAAGTGGGTTGCTAAAAAACTTGCAAATAAAAAAATGGTTTACAAAATCTTTTATCGTTTCTTTGTACAATGGGCTAATCAAATGGCATTTGAGGTTTCTGGAGGAAAGTATGGGAAAAATAATCGAATGGTTAAACTTATTAAAAGAGTGGGT